GGATAATGTTTCGTCTTTGGCAACATCTAATAAGATATTAAGGGTAGATATTTCTTTGCCTACCGTACCCATGTATTCTTTAGTAGCCTCTGTTAATTCTCTTTGTGCTTTAGTAGCCTCTGATGTACCCTTGATAAAATCGCCTATCTCATCACCGTAAGTTACTAGAGCGGACGTAACCAAAGAGACTGCTAACAGAATTCCCGCAGGACCCGCTAACGATCCTACCATAGCTTTAAGGGCGTTTTTAGCACCACCCGTAGACTTGGATAAGTACCCAAATTGGGAGGTAAGTTGTGTAATGTTGTTAGCTACACCTCTAATCCCATACGGAGCATCCTGTACGACTTGAGAAAATGAGGTAAGTGCGGGTACGGTGTTAGTGGATGTAGTCGTACCTAACTTTTTCATTCCGCTACCTGTTCCCTCAACGCCTTTGTCAAAGTTACGAAGTGCCGTTTTAGCACCGTTTAGCTTTTTTTGTAGGTCGGCTATGTTTGCCTTTATTTGTACCCTAATCTGCTCGTCAGCCATTCTTTTGCCTTTTATGATATTCTTTAATGGCTTGGTGCATCCTGTCTTTCATTCGTTCCGTTACCGTACTCTTACCCTTTCCTATCGGCATAAACTTGTCTTTTGTCGGTAGTTTTTTAGGGTCTAAGTGTGGTCCTACAATACTAGCATAAGCCACCTCTCTAACTTTTAACCATTGCTTTTCCTGTTGTCTGTTATAACCGTAAAGACGTATCCTAAACTCCGCCCATGTCATATCATAAACCGCCTGTAAACTCGGTACACCAAATTCACATAACGCCATAGAAATTACATCGACCTGCCAATCTAACTGTTTTTCTTGCCCGCCTCCACCTTTGACTTTTCCTCTTTAACTGGAGGTACGTCCTTTGTCATACTTTTAGTAAATGCGTTTAAGAACTTAGCTACACCATCGCAACCTATACCGCCGTCCTTGTCTATCTTGTCAACTATATCAAATTTAGTTAACTTAAACTCCTGTCCCTTTCGTTCTGCTCCATACTTTGCTGATGCGTGCATAACGATAGGGATAGCTTTAAACGGGTTTTTGTCTAGGAATTGCATAGCCTCGTCAATGCTCATGTCTAAGGTTTCTAATAGTTCACCTAAGAAACCGAGCCCGAAGTGAAATTCAAACTCGGTATTATCTAGCTTAATCTTTACTCTGTCAATCATTTTTCTGTGTTTTTATTTGTTTATGGGTGTGGGTCTGTTGTAACGATAGCACCCGATCCACTAATAGACCCTGAGAATGTCGCAAACTCATCGCCTGACCCTGCTGTAAATTCTAACGATTGAAAAATACCTGAGCCAAAATAAGCAACGGTATCAGTCAATCCTGTGTCCATTTTCCACTCCTGCTCGTCATCAGTTTCGAACAAAGTCATTAACCTGTCATGTGAAACTTTTGTAGTGTCACCTGATGGGCTAGAGGTTGTGTCTATGTAAATACCCTCGAAAGGTATCTCATAGGATTTAGACCCTGACGCTCTAATAGTTTCGCCTGGATCACATTTAGTTGTCGTTTCGATGATGTTCTTAGTCCTGTTGATACTATTCGAAGTCAAGCAGGCAATCGGTAGCCAACTAGAATCCGTATAGACGTACAAAATTAAGTCTTCACCCTTGATAAAGGTTGTAGCCATAATAATAATTTATAAATTAAATAATACTCAAATATACAAAATTAACCTACTCAATCCACAACTGTAATCGTAGGAACTTTCGGTATGTTATTTCCGTGTCATCTATCTCTACCAAATCATTAGGAAAAGATAGTATTCTATTGTTAATCGTTAGTCCGCTACTAACGTCTAAATCTATGTCTTTTACAAGGTTTCTAACGGCGTCTAAGATGTTATCTACTAATAATCGACTTCCAGGATTACCCGCTCTTTGATATACCGTCCTAATGTCTAACAGTATCTCACTATCCCATAGGTACTCACACTTATTAAATTTATCTACTTCATTTAATTGTGTTGACATTATAATATAATTATTAGGCTCATCTACTCCTGTAATCCTTGTATCATAAATATACACCGTTTCGGTATCTACCACCAAACCATCTAAAAGGTCAAATAGTGCTTTTCTTATCCACTTATCAGGTAATGACTTGTCCATTATTTATTGAATTTATTAGACAATATACTAAACTGTCGTTTCAAATCTCTTATGTATTGCTTGGCTATAACTCTAAACGCAGGGTGCATGAAAGGTTGAGCCGCCATTTTACTTGTACCAAACTCTACCCATCTAGCGTATTTCTCGTATGCCGTTACAAACCATAGATAATTATTCTGTTTTTCTGCTTTTATTGATTGTCTTAATTTACCTGTATCAACTGGAGCAAAAACTTTAGCTTCTCTAGCCGTTTCTTTACCTGCAATTTCGGTCAATTCTACTACTAACCTACGCCCCTCCTCGCCATACTTTTTAATAGCGTTAGAGACTGCCTTAGTACCGTCAACATCTACGTATATCCCTTGTTTAGCCATTACGGTATAACTGTTTGTGCCGTTCTACTGTCTGGCTTTTGTTTAACCATTAAAAAGGTAATATAAGCATCGTTAAAGTCCTTGTTAGACGGAAAAGACGCTATTGAATACCTATTATCTCGGTACTTGACATACAAGGTCTTACTGTTCAAATCTATATCATTACGCTTTCTTACAGTTACTAATACCGTTTCTTTAGTATAGTCTAGTCCTAACTCACTTACCTTTTCAGACCCCTGTGTTTTAAGCATAGCCCATGAGGTTGTAATTTGAGTATCGGTAACTGTACTACCACCGTAACCGTCAGTCGTTGCCGCCGATTGCCAAAACTCAATACGTTTATTTAAGCTACGAGCGTTCATATAATAAACCGTTTGTTAGTCTCTAATACTTCACGTGCCAAAGTGCTTAATTGGTCCATACCTCTACCTGTTTGCTTTTCATAGTAAAGCAAGTTAATTATTTCATAGGCTACCTGTTTTAAGTCGCTAGGCACGTCCGTAGGGTCTGTGTAACCTACGTTAAGTATCAAATCTGAGTTGCTTGACCCGTAACAATACTCGGTATAAAGTGTACTTTCCTCGTAGCTATCTAAATCACCGTCTAACCCTCCGCTAAAGGTTGCACCGCTCAATGTAATCGTTCCGCCTGTTTGGGATAAAGTTACGGCGTTACCATCGTAACCGTCTCTGTCAGAGGTAAATGTAACGGTATCGCCCGTACTCGTAGCCGAGACATCACCTAAAGTACCCGCTCTGCTATCACCGTTAACCGCTCTGGCTAATGATGTAGCACAAGCCGTATCTGTACCGATACTGAACTGTGTATCATCGGCAGGATCGCCACTAACAGCAGTATAGAGTAGTCCGTTTACCGTAATAGTGTCCGTTGCAATTACAGAGGTGCATTGTGCCGTACCCGTAGCGTAAACCATTTTAGACGGCTTTATTACCGAGTTAATAGGATAGTCATAAACCCGTACCGACCCGTCAATGAATCTGAACGTCTTATCCCTATCGTAAACCATGACATTTGTCACCTTTTCAATATGACGTAATGCCGTTTTAATCATTAGTGTTATTTGGTCATCGTCCTCAGTCAGAGTATCGTCAACCCTTAAATATAGCTTTGCATCGGCTAAGCTAATTACGTCCAAATATGCCATATTATCTTACTTTTTTTCTATTGCTCCCTTTTTCGTTCTTGGGTGTTTCTTGTTCTTGCGTTTAGGTAGTTCCACTATTTCACAGATACCTCTTTTTACTACTGATTCAGCAAATAGCTTATCAGCAAAATATTCAGTACCAATATAGATGTATTTTCCATCTTTATAGTGGTTTCTGATTGCTCTTAATTTCATAATGTATGATTTATGTAAATTTACAAAATATATTAATACAAATGTTCTTGTGCCATTCTCGACCGTGTATTATCCGCCCAATCTCGGTACGTATGCCATAGGTAAATGCCTCTAGCTATCCCTATCCTACCACCAATACGCTCAACCGAACTGCTAAAATGCCAATCTAAAAAAGACCCGTCAACTTGTACACCACCCTCTTTAAACCGTCCAACGTCCTCCCATGTCTGTTTACTAAATAACATCATTACCCCCGCAACCAAACCACAAGACTTAATCACCTCAGATCCGTACTGCTCGTATCGTTGGTGTGCTATTTCAATATGATGTTTTACGTCAAAGTTTTCGCTCTTTTGATGTCCGTGTAACTGATGTACTACACCTATTCGGTTAGTCTTACAGCTTACTAAATCCCACTCGCCACTTGCGGCAATATCCTCACATTGTTTAAAGAATACCCTATGATGTAGCGGCATGGTGTCTATGTCTCGTAAACATATCCAGTCCTCGTCAGGTAGGAACTCTATTAGTTCGTTAATGGCTCTGCCGTAGTTCTTGTCGGCACGTCCTGGAGTGATATGGTGAACGGATGGTCTCATAATTTTCTAAATACTATTTCTCTGTTGTAACAAATATCGTTTACTTCTCTGTTCTCGACTATTTTAACGCCCTCTAGTAACTCTAAAACTGGCTTTTCGTCTGTTAGTATGTTTTCGGCGTAAACGTCCACCTCGTCCGTTAATTGTAGGTGCAACATACCATAACCGCCCGTTTTAATTACCCGTAGCATTTCGCTAATAAATACTTTAGGCGAAATGGAATGGTCAAAGCTGTTACTAAATACAAAATCAAATCTTTTACAGTTAAATGGTAACTTATGAGCATCACCAAATATAACTAATGGCGGATAAGGTACAATATCCACTCCTACGGCTTTCATACCTAACGTATTTAATGCCTCTATCTCTTGCCCTGTCCTTGCGCAAATGCCTAACGCCTTACCACCTTTAACTAAATACTTTTTATTGCGTTTAAAATGGCTTAAAAACATCTCTACCTTTGGCTTCCACTCTACACCTAACCACTTTTTTATTCTGTGGGTATTTAGTGACTTTTCCTTTTGGTGTTTTAGGTACTCTTTGTAATTGCTATACTTTCTAATTATTTGCATAGTAATTTTGCTTATGCCCTTTAACGACAATAGCGTATTTTTCTTTATCTGATGGCCATTGAATATTTGTCGGCTCTATACCTGTGTACCAAATGGAATAAGGCAGGCTTAATTGGTCTCGTGGTGAGAATCGGCAAGTCTCAGCAAACCAAAACTCATGCAACTCGTTAATAGCTTCGTCACGGTTAGAACGTACATGGAAACCGTTTAAATAAAGCCCGCAATCCTCATAACCTTGACTACGGTAATAGTCCATCTGAGCATTTATCAAGTCTTTAGGGAATCTACCGTTTTTAATTATCTGATTGGCCTCTTGGAATATGTTTGTACGTTTGGCGTGCTGATACCATACTGGCTCATTAGGAGGCGGTTTTAGTAGCTGTTGGTTGCCGTCAATATAACATACCATATCATATTCGGGTAGGTGTACATGAGTGCGAATCTTGATGTCTCTTGATTGTATTAACGGGTCATCTACTTTTGGTAAGTTCCTAATCTCCCACCCGTTTACGTTGCCCTCTATCGGGTAATCGGTAAACATAATTACATCCCAATCGTCTAATTTAGGTGCAACAGGTAACATATCATAACCTCCTGTAATTACGCTACATAGTGCTTTTTTCATTTAGTTGTTTGTATTTTCTGTAATTGATTGTTGTATCTCTGTTTAGTCCTGTGGTAAAATTGTTGTCTACCTTGCAGATAATATTGCTTATCGTAACTTTAAAACCCGCACGCTTTAGTCTGTCCATTAAATCAGCGTCCTCATAACCGTAATTCCCACAAAACACCTCGTTATAACCACCTACGTTTACTATATCGTCAACTCTTGCTAAATAGATGTTTTTGCCTA